CCAGCACGACGTGCGGGTTGTTCACGTTTCCGGCCTGTTCCAGCACGGATTCGAGATTGCCGGAAAGTGCGACGAAGGCACGCCCGCCGATCTGCCGCATCGCGGTGAAGCGGTCGGTAAGCTCGTCGGCGAGTGCGGCGAGGTTGTCCGGGTCGTTGAAGTCGCTGGCCATGTAGTTGTAGCGGACGCTTCCGAGGCCCTTCAAAAGGGGCTTGAGGCTGGCGGTCTGCGAGCCTACGGTCACGCCGCCATCGGTTACGGAAACCCCGTCCGCCTCGCTCCTGACGGTTACCGTGTTGAGGTTGCCGTTCGCACCGGGCACGACCGACCTTATCTCGATCTCCCCGCCGCCGAGACACTCGGCCTCGACCGGAAGCCAAAGCTCGGAGTTGATCCTCGCCACGACGGAAGCGGCGACGGCCTGCGAGTCGGCACCGTCGGCCACGCCGGCCGCGTCGATTTTGGCACCGTTTACGGTTATCGCCACCGCCCCCTGCCTTGCGGAAGTTGCGTCAAGCGTAAACCTCTTACGCCACGGGGTAGCCGCCTGCGGGGCCTCGACCGGAAGCGCCCAGCATTCCTCGGTCTTGTTGATTTCCAGAAACGACCTCGCCATGAGTGCGGCGGGGCTTCCGTGGCCGAAAAGAGCGGCCGCCTTCGCCTCCGCCATTACCCTTACGGGGATCCCTGACGGGGCGGTTCCGGCGTCGCTTTTGTAGGCAATCAGCAAAGCCCGCTTGATCTCCCCGGACGCTCCGGCGAGCGAGTTGTCGATTTCCTGATACTGTCCCGGCACCAGAAGTGCGGCGGGAATTTGCGTAAACGGTATCGGCATTTTCATTCCTCCTGAATGGTCGATTGCATTTGTGCGGAACCAAGTATTTCCGCCACGTCCATGTATTCCAAGTCGTCGGGCCTTTCGGCGGATCCCGGGGGCGGCGCGCGGCCGCCCAAAACAAGTTCCCACCTCACGGCCCACATCGTTACGTTCATCGCGTCGAGCGTTCCCGAGTAAAGGCAGTCGGCCTCGGCGACCGTCTCCTTTATATCAAGGTCGAAGTCGGCGTTTCTTATAACCGCGATTAATTCCGAGACTATTTTCATCGCTCCGTCGTGGAGCCTGTCCCCGCCGGATGCCCGATACAAAACCCAACTGACAAAGGTGATGCCGTTTGCCCGGGTTCCGTCCACGGCCTTTACCAGACTCGTCAGTATCGCCGGTGTTCTCCGTGCCGACTGCCGGATTGACGTTTCGGTGAACGCTCCCGGGTGCGCCTCCACGGTGATTTTTGGAAATGTTTTTTGCATTCCTTCCTTTATTTGTTTTACGGCCTCGTCGCGGATTTTGAGGTAGCTCATTTAATCCGCCTTGCAAGAAACAGTGCCGTGAGATCGGCCAGCTCGCCTGCGTCGCTCGCCGAAACGCCGAGGTATGGGCGTGCCGGGATTGTCGCTTTCTTCAGCATTCCGTAGCCGGGAACGAAGAGGGCCTTTGCCGATTTCGGCGTTATGGTCGCCCCGAACTGGTGCGTCGCGGCGTATTCCATCGTCGCTCCTACAAGCACCGACCATCCCCCTCCCTCGACGTTGTGGGTGACGCTGTCCCGCAGAAATCCCTCGCCCACCAGGAGCGATCCGTGGCCTCTCCCGGTGGCAAGGTAGTGGTCAAGGGTCTTTTGTGCCAGTGCCTTCCACGAATCCCCGTCCGGGCTTCGCTGGGTGTCGAACCGTTCGACGGTCTGCGTTTCCGCCTCCACGCCGACGCTTTTAAGGAGCTTCTCCCTGTCGCCGGAATCCAGCGACACCTTCGCCAGCATCCGTCTTACGGAGTCGATTTCCCTTACGTTGAACTCAACCGTGGCCGCCATCAGAACACCTTTCCCTTTTTGAAAAATCTGCCGTCGCCGATTCCGCCGGCTCCCGACTCCACGACCTCGGACTCCTGAAAGCCCGGCCCCTCCAGCCCGCCCTGATGTTCCCGGTTGATTTTTTCCAGAAGCGAGATGCTTTCCTTGTATTTGTTGCGGGCGTTCTCGCTTCCGGTTATCGTGTCGGTAAGGCGGTCCAGTGCGATGTCGGCACAGACGGCCTCCAGCGCGTCGGCGAACTGCGGGATTACCGGGCGGGCGATTTCCCCGGCACCGTCGAGGAGCCAGGGAAGGTGCGATACGATTACGCCGCTGGCCTGCCGCAGTGCGGAATCTATGCGTGTCAGATCAAGTTCACCCCCCTCCCCCCGGGGGAGGAGGGCCGATGCCGGCTGCAACGCTATAAAGTGATCGGCGGATACAAGCGGCATCATGGCTGTCTACTCCTTCGCGGCCGGCGCGTCGGCGAACTCGACCCAGGGATCTTTTTTCAGCCGCTCGATCTGTGCCGCCGTCGCCCTGAAGGTTTCGGGTTTTTGGGACAGCACGAGTCCGGCGCATCTGTACCTTGGGTACTGCGTCTTGTGGCGAAGCCGGATCTCGGTTGTCTTTTCGGCTTCGGCTTTTGCTTTGGTATCGGCTTTCGCTTTTGCCTCGGCCTCCTCTTCGGCCTTTGCTCTCGCTTCCGCCTCGGCCTTGGCTCTTGCCTCTTCCTCCGCTTTTGCTCTCGCTTCCGCCTCGGCTTTGGCTTTGGCTTCCGTTTCGGCTTTGGTTTTTGCCTCCTCTTCGGCCTTTGCTCTCGCTTCGGCCTCGGCTTTCGCCTTTGCCTCTTCCTCCGCTTTGGCCTTGGTCTCCGCCTCGGCCTTTGCCTTTGCTTCCGTCTCGGCTTTTATCCTCGCCTCGGCTTCCTGTTTGCTTTCCGCCATGTGCAGACTCCTTACTGAAGGTGCGGAACAACAATCAGCTCCGCCGTTTTGTAGTTGGGATTCGACTCGCCCCCGTTGATAAGCTCGCGGGAAAGGATCGACCTCGCCGCCGCCTCGTTCGTGGGATCGACCACAAGATGCGTCGGCATGATTCCGAGCGGATCCCCGCCGTCCCGTTTGAAGGTCTGCATGGCCAGCCTCGCCTTCTCGTAGTTCGCGGCGTTGAGCGGGGCCTTCGACGCGACCGCCTGCTGCCAGAGACCGTAGCCCCATGACCCGCGATAGCGGATGCCGTACAGGTACACGTCCTGCATGAACACCCTGTCGTTCTTGGTGTCGGTAATCTCGTCGAACTCCGGCTGCGTCCGCTGCTGCACGATGAAGGGCTTGAGGCTTCCGGAAAGGCAGAGCAGTGCCCACGGCTTGCCGGTTTCGGTTCCCGTGCCCACGATGTTGGACGTGTCGGTCGCCTCGCCCGTGCCGGCCGTGTTGGGGTACACCGGATGGCTGGCGTTGAAGAACGGCTGGCCGTCGTAGCAGAGGCCGGAGAACCCGCCTGAGACAAGCTCGGCGAGCTTTCGGTTCATAAAACGGGCGTATTCGTCGGCCATCGACTTTGCCAGCACCCGGTACTGGCCGAGGTTGTCGTCCTCGATGTCGGTTCTGGACACGCCGAGCGTGGACTCCCACTTTTTGTTGAAGATCTGGTATGCGGCCTCGGCGATGTCCTTTATCACCCTGTCGCCGACCCATTCCCTAATCTGCGGGAACGAGCCGAGCCAGCCGTAGGTGTTGCTTGCCGTGGCGGACGGTATCAGCGTCGCCAGCGTCTTCCAGATCGGGTCGGCGTCGAGTTCGCCCAGTCGGGTCTTGAACTCGTCGCGAAGGGCCGTTTTAAGCCCGTTCAATACGGCGTTTGTTACAATCACTTTTTGCCTCCCCTGATTTTGGAAAACTCCTCGGCCGTGTAGCCCATCGCCTTCGCAAGCCCGGCTTCCTCGGCGTTCAACGCGGGCGTGCCCTCGGTTGACGGCGGCGGCGAGTCCGGAGCCTGCGTGTCCGGGCCCACGATCCTCGGGCTTTTGGCGAAGATTTTTTCCATCTTCTCCAGGCCGTCGTCCGACGAGCACAGGGCGAGGTACTCCTCCCGGTTTGCCGGCATGATCTTCCCGTCCTTAATCGCACCGTCCACGGCGGCCGCGGCCTTCGCCTTGAACGTCTCGGCGTTCAGTGCGGCAATCTGTTTTTCCGCCTCGACCGCCCGGGTCTCCATCGCGTTGAGGTCGGCCCTCGGCGCGTAGGCCGCCGGGTCAACGCCCATGGCCTTTTGCCCGGTGTCCGACTTTGCGGCGTTAAGGGCTTTCACCGTCGCGATTACTTCCGCATCGCCCGCCGTCTCCGGCAGCCCGAGTGCGGAACACAGTTCCTTCTTCATTAGGCGAAGCCTATACGGTTTGATACCCCGAGGCTTGCCTCGGCTGTAAGGTAGTGAGCAAAACTTGTTGAAGGCACAGTTGCCATGTCCTCTACGCCCCTCTACAGGCAGCCTTTGCCATATTTTCGGTATCATCAACAAGTTCTGATCACTACCCGGCTGTAAACAGCAGAATAGAGTATTAGGATGAGCGAGCTCATCCGTAAGGAACAAGGTTACTATAAATTACATGAGGCGAAACAATTTGAGCTGTTCCCAAAGTAAGCGTGAAAGTTAAAAGATACCCCGAGGCTTGCCTCGGGGAGGTTCATTAGTTCCTCCATATTGTTGTCAGTATCGTTTTCGCTGATTTGGTTTTCGGAATTCAGTGCCGGCAGTTGCAGGTTGGGGGAATTCGTGAGTGCGGCCCTCAGCACGACGGTTATCTCCCCGGACTCGTCGTGCAGGAACACCGGAGAGATGAAGCTGTACTCACGGTTGAGAATTGCCTCGCTTCCACGCTTCGTCCATTCCACGTCAGCGACTATACCCCCCTCCCCCCCGGGGCGGAGGTTGGTCATCCATCCCATCGCCGGGGACGAGCCGCCTTTGGTGGCGGAAAGATCGGTCGCATGATTTTCATCTGTCACCAACCTTGACAGACGGGCCATCGAGTTGCGGGCTACCTTTCCGGCATCCGCATTCTTCCATCTGCGTCCGTCCCGTCCGAGGATTGCGGTTCCCGCCGGAATGAGTTCTATCGTTTTCGGCGGTTGGCCGCTTTCAAAATTGAGCGACAAAAAAAGGCTGCCGGTTTTCATACCGACAGCCTAGGGGGGGGAG